CTACCGCTCGGTCGCAACCTTCATCTCCCTGACCCAACCTTGCAACGCCGTCAGTTGCTCGGAGTTCTCGTGGCAGGCTCGGTAGTTGGCGGCGACGGTTCCGGCGACGGCAGAGAGCGCAATGTCTGCGGCGGCCGCATCAGTATCTCGGGCGGGCTCGGGCAGTTCACCGGTGGCGGCAGCGTCGTGCAGGCGCACAAAGCCACGGTTGATAGTGCAAGCAGCATCGGCTTGAACGGGCACATAGATCGGAACCTCCTTGATGATGGTTTCGCCCTTCTCACGGACGACACGGACGCGGTCGACGTACTGCGTGACGACCTTGACGGTGGCTTGCGCCTGCTGCTCGCGGACGGCGGTGGCTTGCAGGACTTGCTCTTGTAGGGCGGCGTCCCACCTGGCTTGAACGTGGCCCGCGCCCTTGATCCACCCGAAGCCGAACAGCGCGACGCCGAGCGCTACGAGGGCCAGCCAGCGGTAAGGCCACGGAATCAGGCTCATGACCCTTCCCCGATGCACTGTCGGTACTCGGCCTCCCGCCGCGTGGCCAGCCCACCGCACAGCCGCGCGTTGGCGGGCAGCGCGCAGTCCTTGCCCTGGAAGAAGCGCCAGCGCAGCAGCTCGGTGCAAGCCCCGGCGTAGTCCTCTGCGTTGAGTTTTCTGACCAGCGTGGACTGGCAAAACGCGCGGCTGCCGACGTTGTAGGAGAAGCTTACAAAGGCGTCGTACTCGTGCTGAGCCAGGGGCACGGTCACGCATTGCTTGAGCGCACCCTCGAACTGCTGCACATCGGCGAGTGCGCGAGCCAAAGCCTTCGGTGGCGTGGTCGTGTCGCCGATCTTCACTCCGGCGGTGGTGCCGAAGCCAATGGTCGGCGCATCACCCTTGACCGGAATCACCGCGTGGTCGGTGTAGCCCTCGTGCAGCACGATGCCGACCAGGGCAGCGGCGGACAGCGTCAATCCGGCCACCGTCCTACGTATCACTGGAGATGGTGCACCGGTCATCGGCGCATCTCCGGCTGCGCCACGATGCGAGCGACAGTCGCGCCGATACTGGCGGCAAAGGCCAGCAGCACGAAGGCACCACGCGGCAGAACGTCACCGAACAGCGGCACTAAGACTTCCGCCGCCGTGAAGGCGGCTGCCAGCAGGGAGAGTCGGATGCTCCACGCGCGACGCAACACGCGCCGCCAGTCGTCGAGCAGACAGATCTTCGGCCGGGCGGTCATTGCGTGCCTCCCATGAGCTTCAACTTGATGGCGGCGGCGACCAGCAGCGCGGCCAGGATGCCGGTGGTCACTACCTTGACCGTGGTCTGCCAGGCGGTGCGGCGCGCATCGCGCCACGCTTCCAGCAGGTCGCGCAGCTCACGGATGTCGCGCGCGGCGTGGCCGTTCTCCAGGCCGAGGTGCGCGAGGCAACGCTCGGCGCCGCGTTCGGCCGCGCGGTTCAGCAGTTCATCGAAGTCCTCGTGGCGCAGCAGGAGGGTCGAGTCGTTGGTCGGTGCATCGGTGTCGTCGGTCATGGTCGGTCTCCAGAAATGACGAAACCCGCCCAGCGCGAGCCGGAGCGGGTTTCAGGGGTGAAGCGGTGGAACGGGCGTTGGCTAGATTTCGATCACTTCCAGCGGCAAGGAAGGCGCCTCGCCTTCGATGACGCCATCGCGCACGAACACGGTCTGGCCCAGCGCAGCGTCGCCGCGGGCATGGATCAGGCCGCCGCCCGGCAAGGCGATCACGACGCGGCTGGCGCCGACCTCGGTCACGATGCCTGCTTGCAGCGGCGGCTCGGGCAGCAACTGCCGGAACTGGCGGTAGAGGTTATGCATGGCACTCGACGCCCAGTGTTTGCCAGACCTCGGGGAAGCCGGCTTCGATGCGCGTGGAGCGCACGATCCCGAGCCGTGCGACGCGGCCATCCTGGTACTCGACGAACGTGCCTGGCTCAACGATGCCGGTCTCGGGCAGCACCGGCAGGCGCAGGCCCACTTCGAACTGCTGGCCGGTGTCGGCCAGGATCGCCGTGCCACGTTGGCGCGCCGCCACGGCTTCGGTGATCAGCGCATCGACGACCATGGGTGCGACTCGGTTGCCTGCCGTGCCAGTTCGCGTGACCTGGCCCAACACACCGGCACTCTGGCCAGACACGAACACCCGGTTGTAGGCCGGCTTCTCCAGCCAGCGCAGCGATTCGCGCGAGACGGCGTCGACCGGCAGGATCAGGTCAGGCGTGACGGCGTGCCAGTCCCATGGCGCGACCGGATAGCGATGGCGCACGCGCATCGTTGGTTCGGACGGATGCGGCAACAGGTAGCCACCGGCAGCGCCAGCGATGCTGGCCAGCGCATCAATCCAGGTGCCCTGTTGCGCGAACACGCCGGCAGGCACGTTCCAGTCGGTGAGGCCCCAGTCGATGGCCCAGCCAAGTGGCACACCGTTGATCGTCAGCACATCGTCCATGAGCTGCCGCGCAGTGCGCGGATCAGCATTGGCGAAGTTCATCACTGGCGCGTAAGGCGCCGACAACGCTGCCGAGCGGCCTCGGCCGGAGAGACGCAGGCTGGTGTCGCCGAAGCTGCGCTCACGGCTCAGATTTTCGGCGAGCACGCGGAAGTTCGTGCCGTTGACGTGCGCCACCAGTTCCACCGGCGAAGCGCCGTCTCCGTGCGCGACCAGCGCCTCGGCGATACCAGGTAGCGTGGCCTCGAAGCCCCACGCCCAGGAGTCGACGTCGAGACTCAGTGATAGCGAGATCACCGGCACCGGCACGCCATCCGGCCATCGATGCAGCGTGACGTGGTTCAGCACGACGTAAACCCTCCGAATCGGAACGACAACCGGAGCGTCCTGACCGGGCCCGGGATGGTTCTCGCACACGAAGACCAGGTGGCCATCTGTGGCCGCCAGCGCCGCGAAGCGCAGGTTGGGATTCGGGGTGTAGCAAGGGATGGGCGGCGGATCGCCGCCACCGGGACGCGTCGGATGCCGGCCGGGCGGCGGGCGCATGGCGCTTTGCCAGCGCCCCTTGTTCCAGCGCCGAAGCGCGACCGCGACTTGGATCGCCTCGAAGAAGCGCCGACTCGGAAGCGGTGCCGCCACGCCGAAGCCCGAGGTCGTCGGCCGATGGCGATCCCGCAGACCGTCTTGATGGTGCAGGCGCCGCTGCAGGCCATCCATGCGCGCCGCGTTGGCATGGACGAACGGTCCTGCGGTGCGCAGTTGCAGCGCGTCACTGTGCGCGACGCCAATGGCGCCCGGCGATGTCGGCGACGCGAGACAGAACCGCACCGTGGCTGTGATCGGCAGTCGCGCCAGCCTGGCGCTGCGACGCGCCTCGACACCCGCAACATGGCCTGTCGCCGGTTGCCATCCGGTTTGCGCTTGCACGGGCGCCTGCTGGGTCGCCGACGTTCGATGCGCGGCACCGTGCTCGAACCCGCGACCGCGCTGCCAGGTCGAGTAGGTGCTGCCCACCAGCGGACGCGCGGTCCGCGAGGAATAGCGCGCCTCGACGAGCATCTCCATCGCAGGGAAGGTGCCGAGGAGTGTCGCTGACGCATTGGGGATAGCGAGCGCATCGAAGCGCAATGCCGGCAGTGCGCCGATCAACTGTGCGTCGAGCGCGGGTACTGCCCCGGCCGGTTCGCCGCCCAGCAACAGATGCGCACTGCCCGGTGGATGGGCGAAGCGCAGATCGGCAGCCGTCATCGGCAGTCACCCTAGCAGTCCCGTCAGGATGCGGGTGTAGCCGCCCGCGTACAGCGTGGTCGTCGGCAGTCGCAGTTCACCGGTGCCCTCGAGGTCCGATGCGTCGCAGTCCCAGGCCAGCGCGCCCTGACCATTGACGATGCGTGCCCAGGTCGCCTCGCCGGTGGTCAGGATCAGCGCTTCGTTGGTCGCGGCCACCTCGAGCACGCCGTCGACGACGGTGCCAAGCGGCTCGGCGAGCACGATGGAGGCGAGCAGCGGCCCCTGCGGCGCCGCACCGAAGCTTGGCCGAGGCCCCGCGTAGAGATGGGCGCGCGCCTGCTCGGTGCCGAGCGCCAGAAAGGTGATCACGCCCTGCAGCCGGTAGTCGTTGAGCGCGTTCGAGATCTCGATCACGCGGGCCCCTGCATCGGTTGAGCGCGCAGGTTGTCGGCGATGACGGCGCGGAAGTTGTGTTTGTAGTCGTAGGCGATCACGACGTAGCGCGGCACGGTGCTGATCTTGTCGAAGCAGTAGGTGCCGGTGGTCGGATCGCTCCAGGTCTCGCCCACGACGACGTAGGTGCGTTCGTCGAACAGCAGCACGCGGCGCGCTACCGGCCGGTCATCCGGAACGCCCTTCTCTTTCACCGTGCCGGTGATCTGGTGGGTGCCGGCGTAGTAGTGGTTGCGCGTGCCCGCCAGGCGGTGAAAGGCGCGGTGCGAGTAACGCAGTAAGCCAGCCAGGTCCGGCACCGGCTGGGTGCGCGCCACGACGGTCGGCAGCGCCCTGTAATGGGGAGACGGCGCGTCTGGCAATGCGCTCGGCACACCACCAGATACTCGATGCACGCGCAGGGTCAGGCCGTAGCCGTAGATGGATGGCCGGAAGCGCGCGTAGTGCCGCTTGTAGCCTTCCCACACGATGCCGTCGTTGTCGCTCACCCGGTACTGCCAGATGCCGTCGTTGCCCCGCTTCGCGTCGACCCGGATGGTGCGGCGAGCGCCGGTCACGGCCCACGGCGCTGCGGCATGGGCGGTCAGTTCATACTGATTGCCGCCCGCATCCCAGAAGCTGTGATGCCACTGCTGCTGCCACGCGATCAGTCGGTGGCCCTCATAGGTCCCCGAGCCAGTCCAAAGCCAGAAGCCAAAGCAGGCCGATGAGTAGGTGATGGCCATCACTTCGGCGTCGATCTCGAACCAGAAGTTCTCGGCGACCTCGGCCGCGTCGATGCGCCAGAAGTTCTGCGCCTGCGAGAAGACCAGATCGGCGGCCTGCGCTGCTTCATTCCAAGTAGACGTTACGCCGCCCGCGCCACCCGCGCTGGCAAATCCCGCGGGAATGCCGGTGACAAAATCCTCGTCCACAGGATAGGCCACGACTCAGGGTCTCCAGGGACCGGTGATGTCGAAGGCGAAGCCGCTGGTGTTGCCCTCGTGGGCGTAGTCCAGCGTGACGATGAGGAACTTGCGCCCGGAGTAGCCGAGCACCTGGTCGATGAGCGTCAGGTGCGCGTAGGGCTGGTTCTGATGAATCCAGTACATCCCGGGCAGCATCCCGCGCAGATGGCCGGTGCTCTCGCGCAGGTAGATCGGGTGCAGGATCAGGCCGTAGTCGGGGCCATTGGGGAACGGGATGCTGCCCGAGCGCCCGGAGACGTTCTGGTTGTTGCCGTCGTTCAACGAGAACAGACCGAGGCGCGCATTGCCGCCGACCTGGGTGTAGTCGCGCATGCAGATCTTGCCGGTCGTATCCAGCGAGTGCGTCGAGTAGGTGTCCTGGTTGGGGTAGCTGTTCGGCCACTCGCTGACCGTGCGGTAGCGATCGGAGGCAGTCAGGAACGACGCGTAGTTGTCGCCAGGTTTGTAGCTGTCGAAGTCGGTGAAGGTGTAGAGCACGCGGCGATCACCACCCCAGCCGGACGCGCACGCCAGGAAGAAGCCGCGGTCGTCGCCGACCAGCACCCAGCTGCGGGCACCGGCGCCGTTGTCGCCATAGGTCTCGGGCGTGTTGTTGCGGGCGAAGTACCACTTGAACCAGCCCGAGTACATCGAATTGCCGCTGCCCGAAGGCAGTTCATTGCGCGTGGGCGCCGCCGGATCAAACGGCGCGCGCGCACCGACGAAAGTCTCGATGTCGACCATGTCCTCGGCCAGCGTGACACGCCCAAACTTCGCCCAGGTCGTCGTGTAGCCCTCCGGCAAGCTGTCATCGACGCGCAGGAACGGCCGATTCGAGAGCGGATTGGGGCTTCGGTAGGCACGCTTGTTCTCGCCGGTGAAGGCGATCTCGAAGCCGAGCGGCGCGATCTTGGCGGTGATCCCGAGCACCGTCGTGGCCGGCGAGGCCGGTTCACCCGGAACGGCGAACTGGATGCTGTCCTGAGTGGTTGCGGTGATGGTGAACTCGCCGTTGTACTCGGGTTCCTCCGCACCCTCGATGCGCACCACCTGATCGACCAGGTAGCCATGCGCCGAACCGACGACAGCAGTCGCGATGCCGCCTTCTCGAGTCAGCGCCGACACTGGCTTCAGGTGAAAGCCGTTGACGAGCAGCGCATCGAGCAGCGCGGTCAGGCTGCCCCAGTTGTTGGTCAGCACCGGCGCGCCCGTCATGCCGCTGTGCATCCATTTGACCTTGTTGCTCACAAGTCAGAGTCCTCGAAGTGGGTGGCGTGTCACGGGCGATCCACGTCGCCGCGCACCAGCAAGGTGAAGGCATCGCGGGTCACGGTTTCCGGGCCCTGCTGGATCGTGCGCACGACCCAGACCGGAAACAGCGCGCCGATGGTGTTGAAGCGCAGCACGTTGCCGGCCGCCCAGCCCGAGCCCCAGCCCAGCGCGCGCAGAGTGAAGTAGGGTTTGCCGGTAGCCGGGTTGGTCGGCGCGAGATCGTTGGCGGTGGTGCCGGTGGCGATCACACCGACGTGCTCGCCGATGACCTGGAACGCCGTGGTGTTGGTGAACTGGATCGCCCAGCGCTCGGTGATCGCGCCGGCGTTAGTCACCGTGATCGGCGCCAGCACATCGTTGAACGTGGCGGTCGCGGCGTTGCCGACCAGCGCATCGGTGAACGCACCGTTCCAGGTGGCCTGATCGAACAAGCGCGACACGTAGGCGCGCAGGTCGCCCGAGACGAGCGCGGAGGAGATGCAGGAGCCGGTGGGGTAGTCGTGGGTGATCTGGCGGGTGAACGCGAGGCGCCCGGAGATCTGCACATCCGACACCTGAGCCATGTCCTCGATGCGGTGCTCGACGGTGACCGGCTGGGCGATGCCGGCGACGTCGGTGAACGTCACGCGGCCTGCTTCCAGATCGACGGTGTAGCCCGCAGTGACCACGACGCCGTTGGCATCCAGCACCCGCACGCGCGACAAGCGCACGCGATGGCAGTCGACCACCTGGCCGGCGGTGGCGGTCAGCGGGCCGACCGTTTCGGTGTGGCCGATCACCGCGAAGTCGCCCATCCGGAAGATCGGCACGCGACCGTCCTGTGGCAGGCGCACGGGATCGAGCCCGATCAGGTCCGCATCGAGCGGCAGGTAGGAGTACGCGACGGCGTTGTACTTGATGGTGTCTGCGAACACCGGCGCCGGCTTGAACACCTTGGGCACGCCGTCGAGCACGACGACGCCATCGGGATCGAACCAGATCTCGTCCTCGTTGCCGGCCGCCACGACCCACGACCCGAAACGCGCGCGTACCACGCCGGTCTCGTAATCGATGGCGCCGGTGATGCCTGCGCCGGCGATGATTCCGTGATTGTCGGCGCTGACATTGATCGTGCCGCCGGTCAGCCGAGTGGCCAGCAGTTGCAGGCTCGACGGCCGCACCGGCGAGGCCGGAATGCGGAAGGTGACCTCATCGACCGGCGTGCCATCGAGGCTGGTGAGCAGCGAGCGCAGTTGGACGACGGTGCCTTGGCCCGGCACCCAGGCGTTCAAGGTCACCGCGCCGGTGGCGTAGTTGATGGCGCCGGCCAGGGTTGCGGCGCCGGTGACGGGATTGAGGTCGTAGTACAGGCTGCCGAGGCGGTCGAAGTAGGTCTTGCCGCCCAGCGTGAAACCGACGCTGCCCGGCACGATGGCTTCGGCGAAGCTCGGCGTCAGATCGAGCGCCAGGCCACTGGCCGTGAACGGCTGGGTGACCGAGTTCGAGGTGCCAGCGGCGCGATAGCGCACCTTGGCCCACGCGGTCTCGTCGATGGGCATGGCGGCGCCCGCGGTCACGTACTCCCAGTGCGAGAACACGTTGCGATAGACCGGCACCAGCGTGCCGTCTGCGTTGCGCGTCATCCCGATCTGGGTTACCAGGTAGCGCGCCACGGGGATGCGCACGGTGGTGTCGGGCAGGAAGCGCACGACGCCGGTGGCGTAGTTCACCGTGCCGTAGAGGAAGCCCTGAGCGTCCTTGAGGTTGCCATTGCGGTCGTCGCGAACAATCTTGATCGGATCGACCGGGCGCACCAGTTGAAGCTCGGCCGGCGTGGTCGAGATGTAGTCGAAGGTCTCGATCAGCAGATTCCACTCCAACTCCACCGTGCCCGGAATCAGGCCATCGAACTCCACCTCGACGTCGATGTAGCCGTTGCCATCGCGCATCGGCGCATGGAATTCCTCCTCGGTCGGCGGGCCCCAGGTGTAGGCGACGTTGTAGGTCTGGCCACCGGCCGGCAAGGCGCCGGGCGTGAACTGGATCAGGCCCGACTGGTAGTGGATGGTGCCGGTGGCCGCGCCGGTGATGCGCCCAGCGCCATCGTCGGTGGCGGTGCGCGCGACGCCATCGTTCCAGGTGATCGTCACCGACTCTGGCGTGATGCCGGATTGCGCCAACTGTAGCGACACGGCGGGTGGCGCGATGGTCTGATCGGAACGGTTGAAGTAGTTGGCCTTGCCGCCCCAGGCGTAGACGATCTCGCTGCCGACATCGGGCAGCGCGCCCACGGTGACGGCGACCGTGCCGGAGCCGTAGTTCACGGTGCCGACGCCGTACTCGGGGCTGGAGCCCTTGAGCACGCCCGCGCCGTTGTCGCGCAGGTCGTACCACTTGCCCTGCGCGCGATAGCTCACCTGGAGGGTGCCGGGCGCGGGGCTCGGCAGGATGGTCAGCACGTAGTTGTACGCGCGGTTCTCGATGTCGACGCGCACGCCCGCGGTGTCGGCGACGCGGATCGGTGCGGCGGCGGGTCGGAAGGTGATGGTCTTGGTGCCGCCGTAGTTCGGCGCACTGGTCGCCATCGCGATCTGGCCGCGGGCGTAGTTGACCGTGCCGATCACCGTCGCGCCGGCCATCAGCTGGCCGCCGTTGTCGGTGAGCGTGGCGCCGCTGACGGTGATCGACAGTGTGCCGGGCTGGATTGCATTGCCGACCGACAGGATCGTGGAAGCGTTGAAGCCGACCGAGGTGGTGTAGCTCACCGTGCCATTGGCCGACTCGACCAGGGCTTCGGAGGTGCCACCTGCAGTCAGGTCGAGCAGCGGGGTCTCAGTCTGGGCCGAAGGCACCAGCTGGGTGAAGATGCTGCTGACGCTGGCAGCCACATCGCCCATGGCGATCGGCTGGGTGGTCTTGACCACACCGCAGTACTTGGCGGCATCGGCGACGACGGTGTCGCGGGTCTTGGTCTTGCCCGCGGCCATCGTGAACAGGCGATCTGGCGGCGAGCCCGGAAAGTCGAAGCGCAGCGCGTCCGACAGATCGCAGGTGACGACGACCGCCTCGTAGTCGACGATGCCGCTGCCCGAGCCGTAGCTGAACGTGCGCGTTTCGGAGGCAACCCGGGTGATGCGGATGTACTGCGAGAACTCGTTCGCCAAGCCCTCATTGGCGACCAGGTAGAGCGTCTTGCCGATGGCAGGCAGTTCGGCGCCGACGCGCTGGAACAGCTGGATGCTGCGCTGGCCGGTGATGTGGTTTTCCAGCAGATAGCCGTTCCAGAGCGATCCCTTGTTGAGGTAGGCCTCGATGCGGTCGCGCGCATTGGTGCGCCGGTCGAAGACCTCTTCGGTCGAGAAGATCGTGACCGCGACGCGTGGATCACTCGGCGCCTCAGCGACGATGACGTTGCCGCCGAGGTAGGTGTCAGTGGTGTCGGTCTGCACGCTGGCGAAGACCTTGCGCAGGTTGACGCGGCCACCGGCGCGGTCCATCTCCGAGATGTCGTTGAACAGCGAGTTGCTGGTGCCATCGACGATGACGGTCGAGGTGGGCGCACCGCCGCCTTCGGCGACGTCGTCCATGACCTGGCTGGCAACGAGCTTCACGTCGCCGACGAGAATGGGCATGTGGGTCCTGTGGGTGTCAGAGCTGCAGCAAGCGCAGCGTCAATCGGTAGCGGTCAGCATCGGATCGCGCAGGAAAACCAAGCACGGGCTCGGCCTCGACGCAGACTTCGTCGTGGCGGAAGGCGACCTCGAAACTGCGGCCATCGTGCAGGCGCAATTCGAAGCGCCCGTCCTCGGCGGTCAGCGGTACCGCCGCCCAGGCATGCAGCGTCACCACCGTCGCGCGTGTGACCCAGGCCATGTCGAAAGCGCCTTCCAGCGTGATCGGCCTGCCGGCTTGCCGCGTGGCCGACTGCACCAGCAACGCGCCGGTGATGAGGTAGCTCGTCGACGCCACAGGGGGTGTCCACGCGTGCTCGTCGACCCAGAGCAAATCATCGGGAAGCGCCAGGACATCGCCGCTGGCGAGGTGTTCGAGTTGCATGAGGATCGGATCAGCGCGTCCGGGTGCGCGCAGCGTTCAGCAAGTGCAGCAGCCGAGCCTCGTCGTGCTCATCGATGCTGGCCGCCACCTTGTGCGCTCCGGCTGCCAGTTCCACGCGTACGGTGCGCGTGGGCCTTCCTTCGCCGAGCATGGCGGGACGCGTCACGGCAGGGCCCACCGGCTTCACGAGTCCGCCACTCGCATAGCCCTGTACGCCGCGCAGGGTTCGTGCCGCGAGCGCCTGGGTCGGCGCAGACATTCGGTTGATGGCCTCGAAGAAGCCCGCGCCGAACTTCGCCACCGTCGACCGATTCACCACGTACTCGCCCGGCGTCAGCAGCGCCGGTACGGTGTCCGAGGATGCGATGCCACCGCGCGCGAAGAACTGGCCCTCCAGGCTCTCCATGTAGGTGATCAGGTCGCGCTCGAGGTCCTTGCCGACGAGCAGCGCCTGCGCCATCGCCGAGCGCCAGCGGCGCTTGATGCCCTCGACCATGCCGCCTTCGAGGCCGGTCAGCGTCTTGATGCCGAGCAGCGGCTCCAGGTAGCGCTTGTCCACGCTGGCCTGCTGGCCGTAGTGGCGTTCGGTGTTGAACCGGAACAAGGGACTGATCGCCGCGCCACCTGACCGGGCCAAGGCCGAGGCGTAGCTCATCATGCCCTGGTAGCCCAACTCGACGAGCTTCAGGGCTTCGACGACCGAACGATTTCGCTTGGGGCGCTCGGGTGGCGCGCGATTCGGCGCGGAGGGCGGTGACGGGGGCTCGGGCGAAATCCCGGCCGGGCCACCACTGGCAAACCGCGCGACCTTCGTCAGACGCGCCAGAGCCGCGATGCCGTACTTGCGCACGGCCGCCTTGCGGATCACGAACGCGCCCGCATCGAGCGTGCGCGGCACGGTGTCCTGGTCGCCAGAGCCCGGCACCTTGCCGCCCGCCATGCGCGGGAACAAGGGCAGAACCTGGCCACCGCTGGCAAAGCGCGGAAGCCCACGACCCACCAGGCCGCCGGTGGCGTTGGTCTCGACCTTGGTGACGTAGATCGTGTGCGTGCTAGTGGTGTGCATGCCAGCGAGGCTCATGACCTCGGCCCGGGCGGCATCGGCGTTGTGCTGGACCAGATGGCGCGATTCGGTCTGCAGCTGCGCCAGCGCGCCGATCTGGCGCTCGACGTTGGTGACGGCGGCCTGGGCCTTCTCCGTCGACACCTTGAGTTCGAACTGTGCAGACTCGTTGGCGTAGGCCTTGAGTCGGTCGAGCGCTTCCTGCGCCTTGCTGAAATCGGCGTTCACCGGCAGGGTCTGGCCTTCCTTGAGGCGCTGCTCGTAGTCGCGCAGGGTCTGCTCGGCCTCCTGCAGATCCGCCTGGATCTTCAGCAGGTACTCCTTCTCCTCCAGCGCCGCATCCAGTCGCTCGAGGGCCTCATCGAGACGCTCGGTGTCGGCTCGAACGGTAACGGTGAGGCCGTCGCGGAGCTTGGCCGTGAGCGAATCAATCTGCGATTCGGTATCGGCCAGGGTGCGCTGGATTTCGCTGCGCGCCGAACGCGCGGCATCGGCGGCGCTGCGATGCGCCTGCGCTTCGGCGTCCAGTGCTCGATTCAGAATCTCCTCGGCCTCGCGGATGCGGTCGATGGATTGGCGCACGCCGTCCTTACCTTGGGCGATCTGCTGATCGGCCTCGCGCGCCTTGGCCGCCATCTGCGCGCGCAATTCATTGGCCTGCTGCATCAGGCTGTTGGCGGTGTCGAACTCCTTGCGGGCGCTGGCTTCGCGCGCCTGCGCCTGCAGTTGCGCGACCTGCGTCGCCGTTTGCTCGGCCTGCTGGCGCGCCTGCTCGCCCCGCTTGGCCTCGGCCGATTGCGTGTTGGCGACCTGGACCGCCAGGTCCATCGCCTTTTGCGCCAACTGCCGCGCCTGCTCGAACTCGCCTTGGGCGAGGGCTTCGCGCGCCTTTTGCTGCAGCTCGGCAATCTGGCGCTTGCGGTCCTCGGTGGCCTCGTACTCGCTCATGCCCTGACGACGGATCTCGCGGATGCGTTCCTCCGTCGTCATCGTCAGCTGACGCTTGGCCTCCTCGATGCGCTGGACTTCGGCGAGGTGGCGATTGACCTCGGCGTTCAACGCATCGATGTGCTGGCGGTACTCGCCCAGCGCCTGCACCAAGGTCTGCCGTTTGGTCGCGAGAATGTCGTTCTCGACGCGCTGGACATTGGCCAGGCGCTCGTCCTCGGTTTGCCCCTGGCGCGCCGCGGCCTCACGCCGGGCGGTGGATTCGGCATCGATCAGCTGCAGGACCTGGGTTGCGGCCTGCTGGCGCAGCGTTGCCTGCTGGGTCAGGGCATCGGATAGGTTCTTCGTCGATTCGATGATGCGCTCCCGCTCCGTGGTGCGGGTGGTCTGCAGCTCCGCCTGTTCCTGCGCAAAGCGTTCCTTCACCGCGGCGACCTGCTGCTGCAGGTTTGCTTCGACCAGAGCGGTGAAGCCCTTGTAGGCCTCGGCCATCTTGGCGGTGGCATCGTTGACCGTGCCGGAAGCTGCACCTGCTGCCTGTTCGACTTCACCGAGGCGGGTCTTCAGCTTCTCGACCGCGCCGTGGACCGCTTCGATGCCGCGGCCAACGGCCTCTTGCGTGCCCTGCCGCACGGCCTCCAGTCGCTTGGCGATCTCTTCGGCCGCGCTTGCCGCGGTGTTCATCGCGCCCTTGGCGGCTTCGCTGCCTTGCTGGGCGTCGGCGTACATGTCGCGGAAGATCTGGTTCATTTCCGCGAGGCGCGCTTCGTGACGTGCGGTGGCCTCGGCCATCGTGTCACCGGTGAAGATCGCGGCGAACGACTCCCATTGGTACTGCAGGTACTCGATGCTCTTCATGAGCACCTCGACCATGGCCACACCCGCCACGCGGACGACCGCGAACTTCTCGCGCAGCCAGGTGCCGATCTCCCAGCCGATGATCGCGGCGGCCAGCACCGCGAACGCCGCCCGTAGCTTGCCGACCGTGGCGATGGCATTGGCCAACGACAGGTTTGCCGCCGCCCACGCTGCGCTGGTCGTGGTCGCCGCGGTGACGGCGGCGGCACCCGCGGTCTGCCAGGCGATGATGAGTGCCGGGATCATCCGGTAGATCAAGACGCCGAGGCCGATCTCGGCCACGCGCGTCAGCCAGCGCATCACGGTATCGAGATTGTCCGCGAGCCATGTCAGCGCTTCGGCGAGCCTCTTGGTGAATCCGGTGGACTCGTCGACGCGACTGATCCACTGGCCGAAGGCATTGGTGAGGCGCGTGAACGCCGCACTGACCGTCTGCGGCAGCTGCGTGTATTCGGCTGCGAGCACGTCCTTCTGGCTCATCAGCGCATCGATGACGACATCGGCGGTCAACTGACCTTCCTCGGCGAGCTTGCGCAGGCGACCGATCGGCACATCGAGACCATCGGCCAGCGCCTTGGCCAGCCGCGGACTGTTCTCGACGACCGAGTTGAACTCCTCACCGCGCAGCACGCCGGCCGAGAGCGCTTGCCCGAATTGCAGCAAGGAGGACTGCGATTCGGCCGCCGAGGCGCCCGAGATCCGCAGCGCTTGGGAGATGCTCTCGGTGAGCTCGATGGCCTGCTGCTGCTCGCCGCCCAACTGGCGCACGGCCTGCTGCAGCTTGCCGTAGAGCGTCGCCGTTTCCTGGATCGGCACGCCGATGCGCTGCGCGACTGCGAAGAGTTCGCGCTGTGCGGTCACGTACTCGCGCTGCCCGGCAGTCGCCAGCGACAGGCGCGCAGACATCATGTTCCAGGCATCGGCGACCCGGATCAGTTCCTGAACTTGGCCGGCCGCCCAGTTGATCGTCAGGAAGGCGAGCAGTTGGGTCTTGGCGCGCGCGATCTGATCGCCGAAGGCCGACATGCCGGCCTTGACCTCGGCCATGCCGGCCGCGGCCTTGTCTCCGGCGGTCTTGGCGCTGGACGCCAGTTCACCCAGGCTGCGCTCGGCTGAAGTGATCGCGCGCTTGAGACCCTCGTCGGCGCCATCGAGCGCGACGAGGACCGAGATGCGTTTGGCCACGGCTTAGTCCAGCGTCTCGATCTGCTGCTGGATCGCCGCCGACAGCCGCGGGATGTGGCCCGCGACCAGGCGCTCGATGTTCAGGCGCTTGCGCAGCGCCACGCGCGGCACCAGGACGGCGATGGGGATGTCGTCGCCGCGCTTGAGCTTGCCGATGCCTTCGGCCTTGCGGTAGCGGCGCTTGAAGCCGGCGAGCGTGCGGTCGTGGTCCTTGATGTTCTCGGCCATCAGCACGATGTTTCCTCGCTTGTTCTTGATGAAGTAGGCATTGCCGCCCCGCATGAGGGCGGCGATCTGAGCTTTGAACTTCTTGCGCCCAACCCGCCCGTGCAGAGGGATCAGCATTCGGCCGTTGATGCGGGTGCCGTACTCGTGCACGCCGGCCCAACTGATGCCCGAGCCCACGTACAGCGCCGGCAGCCGGTTCTTGTCGCGGTCGAGCACCTTGGTGGTGAAGCCTTTGACGAAGGACTTCTTCACCACGGTTAGGCTGCTGGCGACGTGAGCGCGCACGGCTTGCTTCACCTCGCTGGCTTGCGAGCCGATCCCTCGTGCGACCGCCTTGTGCGCTTGGGCGCGGAACTCGCCGCCCCAGCGGCGCAACTGCGCCTTGGCCGCGGCACTATCGAGGAGGATCGAGATGCGCATGCGTGGTCAGGCGGTCGAGGGTCTGGTCGAGGTGGCGGCCATCGCCGCGGGTCCCCACGGCGATCAGGGACAACAGGCGCGCGTCGTGCGCGGCCTGGGACCGGCTGACCGCCGCCAGGAAGCCGCGCACCTGCGCCAAGGTGTAGTCGTGGATGTCGCTGAGGCGGTGGCCGTGGCCGATCAGGGACTGGGCGGCGTCGAACCAGTTGGTGTCGTCGCGTCGCCCACTTGGGCGAACAGCGCGGTGATGCGCGGCATCACCTGGCGGGTAAAAAAATCCGCGTTGACCTCGATGACCGTGGATGCGAGCAGCACCGCCTCATCGGCGTCGAGGTCATCGACCCACTCACGCGGCTTACCGACCGCAATCCCGATGGCCGACAACAGATCGCTACCGCGCTCGCCGATCACCGCCCACCAATCAATGCCCGCCCCGGTGACTTGCTGCATGACCGGGGTGATCGCGCGCAGGAAGCCGGGCAACTGGCCGACCTTCAGCGGCTTGACGGTCAGGGTCTCGCCCGCAACGGTCAGGGACACGCCTTGCGGGATGAGTTTCTCCAGTTCGCTCATGGTCGTGCTCACAGCTGCACGATCCGGCCGAACTGGCCCAGCAGCGCGTCGAAGGGCTTGGTCGTATCGGCGAGCAGCGAGCCTTCCAGCTCGAACTTGTTGTACTCGTCCGAGATGAACGAGATCTCCTTCAGCGGATCGAAGGCGACGCGGTAGAGCTCGACCAAAACCTTGGCGTTGCCTTGGGCGGTGTTGATGCCTTCCAGGCGCAAGAAGCGCTCGGGCAGTGCCTGCGTGAAGATGCCGATCTCGGTCGCGGTGCCGAAGGTGTAGCTGGCCTTGAACGGCGGCGTGAAGCCGGTGATGTCCAGAAACTGGAGGGCACCGAAGTCGGTATCGGCCGTGTAGTGCGTGCCGGCCGTCAGGGTCGCGGGGCTCGCGGCCGAATCGGTCAGCACCAGCGCGGCCACCTTGGGGTGGGCGAGGAAATAGCGGTCGCCGACGATGGGCAGCGGGCCGCCGACCGGTTCATCGGTGACCGAGCCACCCGCGCCGGTGACGTGGTTGCCGTACAGCGCGAGCGCGAGGTTCTCCTTGGTGAACTCCTCGATGGTCAGGTTCACCGTCGCCGACTTCTGCTTGACCATGCGGTGGTCGAGCGAGCGCTGGCCGGTCTGGCTCTCGAAGTGTTCGAGCACATCGGTTTTGAGCGAGAGCTTGAGCTCGGCGACGTTGCCTGGCGAGCGCACCTCGAGCGGATTGCCGGCGAGATCGCGCTTGCCGAGGTAAACGCGGCCCTGAAAACTGGCGTAGGTACTCATGCTTTGGGTTCCTTGATGCGGTGGGTGGTCTTGGTCGGGGCGGTCGCCGAGGCGGCATCGGCGCCGACTTCCTCGTAGTCCTTCTCCAGCGGGGATCGCGCTGCGGCAGCGTCGCGTTGCGCGATACCTTGGGCGATCAGCCAGTCGGCCGTGGTGGGCGACACCGTGAGGCGGTCGCCAGGGGAATGCGCCTTGCCCGCATGGGAATGGGGGCGCAGCAGAACGAGCGGGGTCATGGGGTCATCCTTGGATGGCCAGGTCTTGGGCCAGGGTTCGGTAGGTGATGGCGTAGCGCGCCGGCAGCGCGACCACGAGCGTGTCGGCCTCCTCGATCTCGAATTCGCCGTCCTGCTCGCGGATGCCGAGCGCCAGATCGCCGAGCGTGCCGTCGCGCATCAGCGCGGCATGGGCGACGGTGAGCAGGCGATCGGCCTCGGACTCGGGGACGGCCGGTGGCACCGCGCGAGCGAGCGCCACCAGCCGGATCGTCAGCTGCCGGGTGACGCGGTCATTGGCGCGCTCGGTGATGGCATCGGCCTCGGGGAAGACGACGAGCGCTGGAGACTCATCGCGGGTGATCGCCACCGCGGGCGAGCGATGCACGCTGGCACCGAGCGCCTGCGCCGGGCCACGCACGGCATCGAGCACCGCGAGCAGGATTCGCTCGCGCACAGAGTTCGCCGCCATGAATCAGATCCGCGAGAGACGCGCGCGGCGTTCGGAGCCATCGCCGACCGACCGCAGATCGCGCACCTGGAAGGCGATGCCGTCGATCACGACACCATCGCGCACAGCGATGCCGACGAACGCCGAGGTCGGAAACGTCATCTCGAAGTCGGTGCCGAGCGCGAGGCCGTCGAGCATCGTCGTGTCCGGCGCCGAGAAGCCCACCGGACGACTCTGCGGGGCGCTGCCGTCGGCTGGTTGCCAGACAGCCGTCTTGAGCAGCCCCGCGCGCGCAGCGGCGGCGAAGATCTGTTCGACGAAGCCCATCAGAGCGTCAGCTTGACCAGCACGCCCGGGCGGTGACACATCGGCAGCGGGTTCGACTGCGTGTGCAGATCGGTACCGCGGTCGAACTTGCGCGGCTCCTGCTTGGCGTAAAGCGGCTGACCCAGCGTGTTGACGGTCTCGTTGAAGTCCGCCGGCGCGAAGTACGTGCCGAAGGTGTCGAGCGTGCCGAGCGGGAACGCATGCGCTTCGCCGGCCGCGATGAAGCGACGCGCGTCGCCAGTCTCCGGATCATTGGCCTGGCCGCGGTACTCCTCGAAGGTGATGCCGCCGAAGGTGAAGCCGCGGCGCACGTCGTTGATCAGGATCGCGCCGTTCTGCCAGTTCTCGAAGGCCTTCTCGACATTCCCGTGGCTGGTCAGTGTGGTGAAGAACTCCGGCGAGCACAGGCAGTGAACGCCGTTCATGTACTCGCCCTTGAGCCCTTCCTCGATGGCGGCCAGGGTGGCGATGCACTTCGGCTTGACCTTGGTGTTGGCGTTGCCGAGGTCGAAGGCGATGGTCTTGGGCGCGATCTTGAATTCGGCGAACAGGTCGTAGAGCACCGAGCCATCGGCATCGAGGATCACGCCCTTGAGGGCGCCCATGCGCAGATGCTCCAGGGTGATCGCGTGCTTGTTGCGCATGGTGTCGAGGTGTCGCGCGATGACGCCGGCCAGGGTCTCGGCTTCGGTCTCCGAGCCGAACGCGCGCAATCCCTGGACTTCGTCCGGGAGCACCACGTCGTCGTGTGGGATGTGCGGCACGACGAAGGAGCGCAGCGTGCGCTTGCCGCGGATGCCAACCGTGCCCGGCGAGCCGGGCGGCTGGGTTGGCAGCAGGTTCAGCACGCCGTTGCGTTCTTCGACCAGGATCTGGCGCTGACGCACCGGCTTGGCCGGCATCAGGTTCAGCTGCTCGAGGCGGCCGTAGCGGTTGGGCAGCAGGTTGATGGCCGCCGTCAGCGAGGCCATCGAGAACGCGGGATTGGCGAAGGGATTGTTCATGGCTCAGGCTCCGTGGCGAACGAGCACGCCGAGCGCCTTCAGCTGCGCGAGCGCAGTCAGGGTTTCGGCAGCGGTGATGCCTTCGGGCCACTGCAGCGCGTGCTGGGCGACGATGGCGTGGCGCGCGACGATCAAGGCGTCGTCGCGGTCGATGAGGGTGGCGTCGCAGGCCTGCAGCAGGACACCGGCGGCGACTTGGCGGCCATCGGTCGCGGACGGATCGATGCGCGCGTACTGGCCGGTCGCGGTCACCAAGCCTACGACCGCGCCGAGCGGCAGGCTCTGGCCGGCACCGACGGTGACGCGGTCACGCGAGTAGAAGTGCGGCGCCTCGTACTTGAGCAGGTCGCCGAGGTTCATCGATTCGATCATCTCGGCCATGTCAGTGACCTCCGGTGGTGGCGTTCGCGGTCGCGGCGAGCTTGCGGGCGGCGTCGATCAGCGGATTGCTGGCCGTTGCGCTCGGCGCCTGCGCGTCAGGCGCGATGCGACTGCTGATCTCAGGGCTGTCCTCTGCGAGAGCAGCGAGCAGATGCCGGCGCACGGCGTCCGGTGCGGTTTGGGTTTCGAGGAAGCCGGCGATCAGCTGAGGGCGGCCCGCCAGCGTGCAGATCTGGGCGATCTCCAGCGATTCGGCGAGGCCGTAGGCACTGGCCGACACGGCCGGCGCAGGTGGGGTGGCGCTGTCCGCCAGGGCGGCGGCAACGGGTTCGGTTTCGGTGGACATGGACGACTCCAGCAGTGCGGAACGAGTGAGGCCCGGCGCACGCATGGCGGGCGTCGGGAGGGACAGCGAAGCGGTCAGTTGCGCGAGCGCTTCATCGAAGCTGCCGACGGCGTCGGCGAGGCCCGCCGATACCGCGTCGGCGCCGAAGAACAGGCCGGCCTCCCAGGCGCGCACCTGGTCGGCGGTGAGGCCGCGATGCATCGCCACGGTCTCGACAAACAGGCCGAACACCCGCTCGACCTCTCGGGTCAGGACGGCCTGCGCCTCGTCGGAGATCGGCTCGTGGGGCGACAAGTCGTTCTTGCGCGCCCCAGCAAAGATCGGGGTGTAGCGAACGCCCTCCTTGGCATCCTTGGCCGAGTGATCGGCATGCAGGGCGATGACACCGACCGAGCCGACGCCGCCGGTGCGCGCGACGAACACGCGGTCGGCCGCCGAGGCGAGTGCATAGGCGGCGGAGAAGGCTTGGTCATTGGCGACGGCCCACACGGGCTTGACCCGCGTCGCGGCGCGCACGCGGTCGGCGAGATCGAAGACACCACCGGATTCACCACCGGGAGAGTCGACATCGAGCAGGATCGCGCGCACCTGCGGATTGGCGAGCGCGGCGTCCAGTTGATCGGCGAGCGCGAGGTAACTGGCCAGTCCCGAACTCGCTTCCAGGCCGACCGTGCGCCGCACCAGCGTGCCGTGGATCGGGATCACCGCAATGTGCGGCGGATGCGCGCCATGGACGCGCGTTGGCGGCGCTGAGGGCAGCGGCGCGTCGTGGTCGGTGACGCCGATGCGCGCACCAAGGACCGAGACGATGACGTCGAGCTTGGGGCGATGGATGGCCAGAGGCACGCCGAAGAGGCGCGCCGCCAGGTGGGGAAGCACGGTCATGGGATTCCTTGCGTGGTGAATCAGGCGTCGTCGTCGTCGGGCGACGAGGCCGGTCGCGGCGGGGTGCTGCCGCCGTCCTTGGAGGTGCGGCGCGGATCGGAATCGAAGATCAGGCCGAGGTCATCGGCGCGCTGGTTGTCGGCAGCGATCTCGCGGTCGATGTCCTCGGCGTCGTAACCGTTCGCCGAGATGGCCTCGGACCGGCTCATGAGGCCGGAGCGGATCGCGAGCAGCATCGCTTTGTATTCCTTCTCGGGATCGACCCACTGCCAGCCCTGCGGAATCCACTTCACTTGCAGGTAGTGGCGCCGCCGCGCCGGGCCGCCGTGTGCGAATCCGGGCGCCACGAGCGCGCCGGACAGCACGGCTTGCTTCATCCATGCGGCCCAGATGGGACGGCACAGCTGATGGACCAGCACGGCGTGCTGGACCATCTCGCAGCGGCGTCGAAACTCCAGCAGGCCCGCGCGGATCGAGGAGTAGTTCACGCCAGTGAGGTCACCGGTCAGCTGCTCGTAGGTGATGCCGATCGCCGCGGCAACCGCCCGAAACTGCGTGCGCAGGAACTCCGAGTAGGCGCTGCCCACATCGGCCGGATCGGAGAACTTGATGTCCTCGCCGGGCTCCAGGATCTGCAGCGTGCCAGGCTCCAGGCTCGCCACCGAGATGCCCTCGGCATCCGGCGCACCTTCGCCCATCAGCGAGTCCTCGGGATTCTGGCGGGTTACGAAGCCTGCAAACATCGCCGCGGTCTTCTTGCGCACCAGTTCGGCATCGTCGTACTGATCGAGCTCGTTGAGTTTGACCAGCGCACGCGACAGCCAGGGCTCGCCACGAATCTGACCCGGGCGCAGCACGCGATACAGGTGGGCGATCTCGCGGGCATCGACGCGCACGGTGTCGAGACCGCCTTGGCCGGACATCGGCGCGAGGCGCCCGTCCTCGGGATGCGCGCGGTAGAGGTGGTAGGCGACGCGCCGGCCGAGCCCATCGAACTCGATGCCGGCGCGCACGACGTTGCCGTTCGCCAGATCGGTGTTGAGGTGCATCGGCAGGTGCTCGGGTTCGAGCAGCTGGATCTGCAGCGGCACCGCCAGACCATCTTCCGGACGGCGCGGACGCAGCCGGATCAAGCATTCGCCGCCTTCGAGCATGGCGCGGCAGGCGAGTGCCTGCAGGCCATAGAAGTCGGTCTGGCCCGCGGCGTCGGCGTCGTCCGTCCAGTCGCGCCACAGGGATTGGACGTCGGCACGGAAGCGCTCATCGGGCGAGAGGCTCTGCGGTTTGATGCCGGTGCCAACGGCATTGGCGACAAATGCCTCCAGTGCGGCCTGCGCCCAGGCATTGCGGCGGACCAGGTCGCGGCTCTTGATGCGCAGATCGACGCCGGTCGCGAGCATCGCGGCCACGGCGCCCGGATTGCCGGGCATCCATGCCAGCGAGCGGCGGCCACGACCCGCGGCCTCGTGCACCGGGCTGCCGAAGAAGCTGCGCAGTTTTCCGAACCAGGACATCTCAGAAGCCCTTGCGGGTCGTGACCCGGATCTGGCGCGGCGCACCGGGCCATAGACCGGTGCTGGCCGCCTGTTCGGCGACGCCGCGCTTGACCTCGTGGATCGCCGCGAGGAGTTCATCAACCGAGCGGTACTCGACCGTGTTGCCGCCGAAGGTGACACGGCGCTCGCCCTTGGCCAGCGCAGCCTCCAGAGCCTCGAGGTGATCGGAGGTGAAGGCCATCAGCGGTACACCACGACGTTGATCTCGGCCGAGTCGGTGAAGGTCGAGGCGGCGGTCGCGCAGCTGACGTCGACGAAGCGTGCGGTCTTGAGATCGTCCTCGGCGCGCACGACGGCAAAGCGTTGCTGCCCGCGATCCACCGAACTGCGTGCCAGTGCCGTCCAGCAGTAGTGGCTATCCGGCAGCCGCGTGGTGAAGTGGATGCGGTAGCGCCCGGCCGCGAGGCGGTCGACCGCCAACACCTGGTGCGCCGCGCGGATGACGACCTCGCCATCGATCACGCCAAAGCACACCCACGCCCGCGCCACACCCGGATGCGTGGCGTCGATCTTCGACGCCAGCACCCGACCGATGCGAATAGCGAGATCAGCGATGCGGTCGACCAGCGCCATGTCAGGCCAGCGCCGCCTCGAACACGGCGCTGAAGTCGGTCTCGGGATCGCCGACATCGCTGCTGGCGATTGCGCCGATGTTGCTGCGCACCTGCGACTGCTCCTCACTGGTCAACGCCTGCGCCGCGTCGAAGCGGACGCGGTTGTTGACCGCCGCCAGCAGCGCATCGAGACCGGTGCTGCCCGAGGTCAGCAGCTCCTGGATCTCCAGCAGCGTGTCGTAGGCGGCGTCGGCCCCGCCGAGGATCTCGGCCTTCAGGGTGTCGAGCAGATCGACGATCTTGCTCGACGAGTAGGTCGTGCTGGTCGAGACCTGGCCATCGTCGATGCCGCTGGTGGCGGTGACGGCGTCCTTGAGCTCATTGATCGCGGCGACGAGGTTGGACTTGTCGGTGGTGGCCAGCTGGGCCAGGTTGCCGGTCTTCGCGCGCACGTCGATGAACTCCTGCGCGACGCGGATGACCAGACTTTCGATACGGGAAGCCAGACTCATGAAGCACTCCTTGAGATGGGGATGGATCGGTTACGACAGCCATCGGCTTTTGACGACGCGCCGCCGGATGGGCGCGCCCGGGTGGGCCTGGCCACCACGCGGGGTGGTCGGGTCGTGGGTCGGTAGTGCGAGGGCGGGCTCGGGCGCGCGTTCGACGCCGAGAGAGCGTTCCAGCTCGCGCCAGTGGCGTTCCTCAAAGCGGTCGAGGCCTGCGGCGGCCGCAGCGGCGCGGGCGTAGATGTAGCAATCGAGCGCTTCGTTGCGCTCGCGCACCTTCTGCCACTCACGTACCGGAAATCCGTTGCGGTCGCGGCGCGTGATCAGCTGCTCGGCGCACAACTGCTGCACGAACTCGGCATCGATCTGCGGCAGGTGCACGAAGCCGGACGGAAACGTCAGGCTCACGTCGTCGTCGCCGACCGTCGCGCTCTTGCGCAGGTTGTTGTAAAGCTCGAGCTTGGCGATCCCGACCGCGACGGAGAACACCTTGATGCCGCGGCGCAGGCGCTTGCCATCACGCGAGACATCGACCGCAGTCGGCGTGCCGATCAGGGCGGCGCCACGTGCAGCGCCCTTGACGGCCATCACGCGCGCATCGCGGCAGGCACGCACGAAGGCATAAGCCTCCTGCGTGGCGAAACCGGTGTCGAGCGCGAAGCGCACCAGCGGCATCAGCGCACCGGAGGCGTGGGTCCAGTGCTCATCAAGCAACGCCGATAGCGCCCGCCACACGCCCTCGCGTGCGGTGTCGCCCATCAGCACTCGATGCTCGACCAGCCAGGACTCCTTGCCGCGGCCGAAGGCCCAGATCGAGACTTCGATGCGGTCCTTCTGCACGTCCGCGCCGCCGACCAGCAGCAGGCCACCGAGCGGCACGGTGCCGATGCGGTAGTCCTCGCGACGTTCGACCAGACGCTGCCAATCCGGCGCTTCGCCTTCTTCGACCCAGGTCTCGCCGAGCTCGGTGTTTTTGAAGGTCTTGATCGCCGAGGCCGATCCGGACTCCTTGTTGACCGCAGCCTCCCAGGCCGCGGCGATATCGCGCCAGGCACGCCAGCCCACCGGGCTGTAGAGCGAGGACAAGTGGAAGCCTGCGGTCTTGCCGACGACATCAACGGTCGCGCGCCATTCGCCGTGTTCGAGCATCCAGGTCTTGTGGTGCTCGGCAATCGCGGTGTCGCAGGCCTCGCAGATGTAGGCGGCCGTCTCCGGCGCGCCCTTGTCCCAGCGCAGCTGCTCGAAGCGTAGCCATTGCCGGTGCGCGCAATGTGGGCACGGCATAAAGTACCGACGCTGGTCGCTGGCCTCGTACTCGCGCTCGATGGCCGAGGCGCCGGCAATCGTCGGCGTCGAGACGATGAAAATCTTGCGCCGTGCAAAGGTGCGCGTGCGCGCCTCGGCGAGCGAGATCGCATCGCCTTCGCCCTCGACGTCGAGCGGGTAGCCATCGACCTCGTCCAGAAACAGGTAGCGCACCGGCATCGAGCGCAGACCGACCGCGCTGTTGGCGCCGGTCATCACCAGCACGCCGCCGCGGAACTCCTTGGCCAGGATCGTGTTGCCCGAATCGCGCGAGCGCGCCGGCGCGATCAGTTCCGCCAGGACGCCTGACTCCTCGATCAGCGGGTCGATGCGCTGTTTGGAGTTGCGCTTGGCCATCTCGACGGTCGGCCAGACCGCCATCATCGGACCGGGCGCGTGGTGGATCACGTAACCGATCCAGTTCGAACCCATCTCGGTGGCGCCGAGCTGCGCCGCCTTCATGAACACCACGCGCTCGACCGGCGAGGTCGGCGACAGGCAGTCCATGATGGCTTTGAGGTACGGCGTGCGGCTGGTCCGCCAGCGCCCGGGCTCGGCCGAGGCCTTGCTCGACAGCATCCGGTGCCGATCCGACCACTCCGAGACGGTCAATAGCGGGTCGGGGAGCAAGCCCTCGCGCCAGGCGCGTTCGAGCTCGGCGGCGCCCTCGTAGATCGCGTCGATCATTCGATGCGCGGGCGCAGTTCGCCCAACTCCTGCAGGTGTTCGCGCACAGCCGCCTCCAGGGCGACGTGCAAGGTGTGCGGATCAACGCCGAGGCGAGCGGCCATCTGCGCCGAAATGCGCGCCGGCCAGTTCAACCAGGCATCGCGTTCGGTGCGCGCCAGCTTGAAGACATGCGCGATGGCCTGGTTGCGGTCGACCAGTTCGCCCTTGAGGCGGGCGAGGCGGACCTTGTTGGTCTGCGCCTTGACCACCTCGTTGACCGTGCGCGCTTGCAACAGGGACGCGCCACCCGCGGGGAGCGCGGAACCCGCATCGCCTGCGGGTGCAACGTCGGCCGGAACGGGCGCCCGCGGCGCCGGCGTGCGCGAGCCCACGCGCGGGGCTTCGGTGTTGCGCGACCACTGGGCATCGGCCTGCGTCGGGTTCAGCGTGCCGTCGGCGTTGGGCGTGATGCGGCCTGCAGCAATGGCTTTGCGAACGGCGGCATCCGATACGCCCCGGTGCCGCGCGTAGGCGCGAATCGACAGTCCCATCGGCCCTTTTCAATCAAGTCGAACAAGCGACGAAAAGCGCTTGGCTTCACCTCCGCACAGCGCGTTCATCGCCGTCCCCGATCACGAGGACGAGCCGATGAACCCTTCGAACATGGACACGCTGGCGAAAGCACTGGCCAACGCCGCGATGACGGTGCTGGTGCGCTCCTGCCGCAAGGAAGTTTCTGGCGCCAGCCACGCGCGCCTAGATGCGGCCTGCGCCGCGATGCGCGCCAAGGCGCGCCCGGTGCTCGACCAACTGCTCGACGACGCCCGTGCGGCGCCCTGGGTGGCCGAGGCTGCCTTCGCCGCTGCGGCCCTGGAATTGGCGCAGACCGGCATCGCCGCGCTGAAGGCCTCTGAAGCCTGAATTTGCTGGCGAACAACGCTTGGCTTCACTGCCGAACAGCGTGTTCATGTGTCCCGCAACGAGCACATCCACACCATCACGGAGCACCACCATGAGCACGACAACCGCCAGGCGCCAGGAGATCGTCGATGAACTCGGCGAGATTCAATCTCAGATCCTGGAACTGGTCGAGCAGGCGCGCGGGCTATTGCGCCGCAACGGATTACAGGGGGCGCTGATGCGTGCCGAGTCCTACTGGATCGCGCATGTCATCGCCGCAGTGAGCAACGACCACGGCTACCTCGGCGGATCGATGGTCAGCCTGCAGAACACCATCGACGAGATCAAGAACGACGACGACTGAGCGCAGCGCCGGGTGGGTCATCTCGCCTGGCCAGCCCCGCCGATGTCGCTTGGCTTCACCAACGAACAGCGCGTTCATCACGCGCACACCCACATCAAACCAGGAGCAACACCATGAGCACGATCCAATTGACCTCGACCCAGCACTTCATCCTGGATGCCGCCATCAAGCACACCGAGGGGCGCATCGAACAATTCCCGGAAAACGTCAAAGGCGGCGCGCGATCCAAGGTGCTCGATGGCCTTTTCAATCGCGCGCTGATCACGCCCGATGGCGAGGGCTGGCGCGTGGCCGCCGAGGGCTACGACGCGCTGAACTACCCGCGCCCGGGCATCAACCCGAAGCGCATGTCGGCCTTCGAGGCCAAGCTCGACCAGGTCATTGCCAACGCCGACGCGGCGGCGCAGGCCACACCAGACGGCACAACGGACGCCGTAGACGACGCGGCGATGGAAGACGCGGTCGCCAGCGCCGATGCGAGCTTCGCGGCGCACGACGCGCCACGCGTGCCACGCACCCGCGAGAACAGCAAGCAGGCAGAGGTTCTGCGGATGCTGCGTCGCCCCGAGGGCGCGACGATCAGCCAGATCTGCGAGAGCACCGGCTGGCAGGCGCACACGGTACGCGGGACCTTCGCCGGGGCCTTCAAGAAGAAGCTCGGCTTGGTGCTGACCTCGGAGAAAGCAGCGGGCGCCGAGCGGGTGTACCGGGTCGCTTGAACATGATCGAGAAGCCAGGCGGAAACGCTTGGCTTCTCGCTCGAACAGCGCGTTCATGGGGTCGTTGCCACACGACCCGGAGATCTCCCATGAGCACCAACGACCTCTTCACCCGCATCGCCCAGACGCATCTGCACATCGAGACCCTGGAGACGCGCCACCGCGACAGTCTGGACTTCCACGACGTGGGCGTGTGGTGCGTGCGCGACGCCCTGCAGGCCGCCTTTGAGGCGGGCGTCGCGGAAGGTCTCCGCAAAACGGGTCGCACCAAGAACGAGAGCAAGGCCAAGCAGTAATTGCTTGGCTTCCGACGCGAACAGCGCGTTCATGCATCCACACCCAACAACACCGAGATCGCCATGATCGAGAGCATCAAAGTCCGCTTCGCCCGCAAGCCCAACGATCTGGCCGACGTCCTGGCCACCCTGCGTTACGGCGACCTGGCGAACTATGTCGACATCGAGTCGCGCCAGGCCATGACCGAGGCCGAGTACGACGCGTTCACCGGCGCATTGCTGGCCGACCGCGATTGGCTGGCGGGGCGCGGCGGATTCCTGGAGGGCGGCGGACGCAGCGTCGTTGAAGTCACCGCACCCAATCGCACCACGCTCTACATCGATCCCTCAGGTTCGAAGTACGGGCGTTACGTCGGCATCCGTGCCGACTGAAGGCCAGAGCCATGTCCAACTACGTCGATTACCAACTGCAGCAACTGCGCTCCTTGGTGGGCGCGACCATCACTGCCCTGGCGCGAACCGCGCCAGACGAGGGTGAGTTCGAACCGGAGTTCTTTGGATTCGTGCTGACCTTGCCGGATGATCAGCAGCGAACGCTGCTTATCTTGTCCGACCCGGAAGGCAATGGGCCCGGCGCCATCGAGATCGTCGACTGACTCGGCGTGCGAATGATCGAAGATTCTTCGTGAGGACGCTTGGCTTCGCGGCGGAACAGCGCGTTCATGGACGCGTCGCCACCCACACCACGGAGTCCACCATGAGCCAGACCACCGACACGATCCCCACCACCCGCAACGAGGGTTGGGGCTTCTACGGCACGATGAACGAGCGCGCCGACGACGCCTGGCCCCTGGCGATGACAGCGGTCGCCAACGCAACCGGCGAGTCCATGGACATCGTGCGTGTTTTCCTCGACAGCCGATTCGGCCGCCACTTCGCGGACGACGTCCTCAACGCCGTCGACGAAGGCAACGCCATGGCGGACGCCATCAACGTCGCCACGCGCAAGTGGATGGGATGGACGATTGGGCGCCAGGCCAGCAAGGACTACGGCATCCCACGCGGGTTGCCCTACCTGACGGGCTACGTGATCCACTGCGGCATTATCGACGAGTCGTGCGCCGCCTGATGAATACGCCTGCTGCCGAACGGGAGCAGGCGCTGCGTTGGCTGATCGCCAACCGGCGTCCGGACGTCTCCATCGAACAGGCCGTGCGCTTGATGTGCACGGTGCTGCCGCGCGATCTCACCACGATGCAACTGCTGCGGCGCATCGCGGAGGAGGAAGACGCCAAAGCGCCTTCGCACCGATTCAACTGGCGCATCCTTCCTGGTCTGCCGCCTCGCGGATAGCCTGCTTGCCGGTGAAGTCCTCCCAACGCCGCACGATCACGTCGGCGTATTTCGGATCCAACTCCATCACACGCGCCACGCGCCCGGACTTCTCGGCGGCAATCAGCGTGGTGCCGGAGCCGCCAAATGGATCGAGCACCACAGCGCCCGGCCGCGAACTATTGCGCAGCGCGCGCTCGACCAGTTCGACCGGCTTCATGGTCGGGTGCAGGTCGTTCTTCTGCGGCTTCTTGATCTGCCAGACGTCGCTCTGGTCGCGGTCGCCGCACCAGTGGCGCTCGGCGCC